GATGCAAACTCTTTGTATTCCGATGGGCACACTTTTTGTTTTTCGTGCAATTCGTACGATCACATCGAACCAAATGTCCACATTCATCAAATGTCTGCCCCCATTCAGATGCGTGGCTCAGCTGAACGGCTGCAGAAACGACGTATCTCAGAGAAAGTTTGTCAGAAGTACAGGATCCATAAGGACGGAGATGTACTTCGCTTCTATTACTTCAGTGAGTCTGGAGTCTTAGAAGGATGTAAAGTAAAGACCAAAGATAAAGTATTTACCTATGAAGGATCAGTACCTGGCACCCTCTTTGGACAACATTTGTTTCCCGCCACTGGAAAACGAGTTGTTATCACTGAAGGAGAACTCGATGCCGCTTCATGTCAAGAAGCTATGCCGGGGTGGCCGATGGTATCTCTACCTAGCGGTGCCGCAGCGGCAAAGAAGTCGGTACAACGGGCTATCCCCTGGCTCCAGGGTTATGAGGAGATTGTCTTGTTCTTCGACAATGACGACGCAGGCCGTAAGGCGACGGAGGAAGCAGCAAGCGTATTGCCACCTGGCAAATGCAAGATTGCATCGCTCCCGAATGATTACAAAGATGCGTCAGACGCCCTTGTTGCCAATGACTCTCAAGCGATTCGTGAGGCTATTTGGAATGCAAAGCCTTACCGTCCAGACGGGATCGTTGATGGCAAATCACTCCTAGAACTTGTAACCACTCCTACACCACCAGCTGATCATGACTACCCCTTTGCAGGATTGCAACATAAGCTTCACGGGATCAGATACGGAGAGCTTGTTACAATTACTGCAGGCTCAGGTATCGGAAAGTCCTCATTCTGCAGGGAGCTTGCAACTTCTCTTCTTCAAAGAGGAGAACGAGTCGGTTACCTGGCTCTTGAAGAATCAAACCGAAGAACTGCTCTTGGGCTGATGTCCGCAGCAGTTGGTAAATCACTGCACCTTGGAGAACATGATCGAGAAACTCTTGTCGATGCGTACGAAAAGACCCTTGCTGATTGGAATCTTTATTTATTCGATGGGTTTGGTTCTTTTGACCCGGACCTGATTTATAATCGTATTGAGTATCTGGCAACAGGTCTTGATGCAAAGGTCATCTTCCTTGATCACTTGTCTATCCTGCTTAGTGGGCTTGACGGTGATGAACGACGGATGATTGATACTACAATGACACGCCTACGCTCTCTTGTAGAACGTACAGGCGTAGCTATGTTCCTCGTCTCCCACCTCAGGCGAACATCTAATGATACTAACCACGAGGAAGGAGCCCGTGTTACACTTGGACAACTGCGCGGAAGCGCGGCAATTGCACAACTCTCTGACGGAGTTATTGCACTCGAACGCGATCAACAGGCCCCAGCTGGAGGAAGTAATACGACAGTGCGAGTCCTTAAAAATCGCTATTCGGGCGAAGTTGGCGTCGCGTGTAATTTGAGCTATGATCTATCCACCTGTAAATTCAATGAAACAAAAGCAGACCCAGAGTTCGACGCAACAACGGACTTCTAACTTGAAACGACCTAATCCTCCAACTTCTGAAGCTGTTGAAAAAGCGCAATTTGTTGACAAGACTTACATCTGGGCAGGCGCTGCTCCAAAGGCTGAACTTCCTTGAGTTCATGATCTTTGTCACAAACCTATTTATCGTTGCTGGTGTAATACGCCACTGGAATGACTACCCTAATCTTTGATATCGAAACAAACGGTTTGTTGCATGATGTTACCCACATCCACTGTCTTGGCATCTATGATACGGAAACCAAGCAGACTCTTGTCTACAATGACGAGGGGGATACTGAACCACTTACTCGTGGTATTCAACGTCTTGAAGACGCAGATCTCATTGTGGGTCATAACATTATTAACTACGACATTCCTGTTATCCGTAAGCTCTATCCTTGGTTCACAAACACTGGTAGGGTTCTGGATACTTTGGTTCTTAGCCGTTTGTATCACGCTGATATTCTGAAAACAGATCAAACACGTAAATGGAACAAGATGCCGTTGCAGTTATACGGTCGTCACTCACTTGAATCCTACGGCTACAGGCTAGGGGAATACAAAGGTGACTACGGTAAAACTGCTGACTGGAAAGAATGGAGTCAAGAGATGCAGGATTATTGTTTACAAGATGTCAATGTCACAGTTAAATTATGGCACCACTTTCTTACGAAGATAAACTTAGAAAAACAAAAGAGCGGAACAAATTAAATTTTGATAAGAACAAAGAACTTGTGAACGCTTTAAAAGTAGAGAAGGGTTGCAGCAAGTGTGGTTATAATGCTCACCCAGCCGCACTCGACTTTAACCATCTAGACCCTACACAAAAATCATTTTCTGTAAGCACACGTTTGCAACAATACTGTTGGGAACGAATCGAACAGGAACTCGCTAAGTGTGAAATCCTCTGCGCCAATTGCCATCGAATCCATTCATATGAGACCCACTATACCAGAATGGGTTGATCTTGAACACCGTGTCGCAGAGATCCTCACTGAACAAGAACTACATGGATGGTCTTTTGATGAGCAAGCTGCATGGCAACTTGAATCGTCTCTCAGACAAGAACTTGAAGAGCTTGATCAATTACTACGCCACAGGTACCCTTACGTTGCAGGAGCGGAGTTCACTCCTAAGCGACCTAATCGAACCCAAGGTTATATAGCAGGTGCCACATTCACGCGCCTAAAAGAATTTAGTCCATCAAGTAGAGATCACATTGCGTGGATTTTACAGACGTTACACAGCTGGAAACCTGAGAAGGTAACTAACACTGGTAAAGCTACTATTGATGAGACAGTTCTCAAAGACATAGGAACAGAGGAAGCTCTGCAATTCTTGAGATGCTTTGAGTTAACTAAACAACTTGGTATGGTAAGCGAGGGTGACAATGCCTGGTTAAAACTAGTCCGTGATCATCGCATACACCACCACTGTTCTGTATCCACGAACACTTTTAGATGTGCACACCGTCGTCCAAATTTAGCCCAAGTCCCAAGTGAAGCAGCATTTAGAAGACTCTTCCGAGCCACGCCTGGCCTTGTTATGGTCGGGGCTGATCTTGCTGGTATTGAACTCCGCATGTTGGCTCATTATCTGGCTAGGTATGACGAAGGTCGTTATGCCGATGTCCTCCTCAATGGTGACATTCACCAAGAAAATGCTGACAAGATCGGCATTAGTCGTAAACAAGTAAAAACAGTTACGTATGCCTTTCTATACGGAGCTGGCGATGCCAAGCTGGGAAGAAGCTATGATCCACAACTCTCAGAAAAAGAAGCAAAGAGAAAAGGTAAGGAGATACGTCAGGCTTACATGGATGCAGTTCCTGGACTTGAGAAACTGGTTACTGCGGTTAAGTCCAAGGCGGAATCTGGTTACATCAACCTGTGTGACAATCGCCGCTGCTCTGTTGATGGTAGCCACAAGGCTCTCAACTACCTCCTCCAAGGATCTGCCGGAGTATTAGCTAAACGGTGGATGGTTATCAACCATGACAACACACAAGATCTTTGCTGCTCACAACTAGCATTTGTACATGACGAACTACAATTCGAGTGCGACCCATCACACGTGGATGCACTACGAACATCCCTGGTACGCTCAGCTGAGGAAGCTGGACGCTACTACAATCTTAGAATCAAAATCGAAGCCGAAGCACAAACCGGCAACAACTGGAGTGAAGTACACTAATGGCAGTAAAATCTAAAACCGCACTGGGACGTGTTGAATTTAAGTCCCGTGCCAAATTCAAACACACCCGTCAAGGTCAAGGCACTCGCTCTCTTCCTTCGCATGGGCGCAAGCTCAAGCGGGGACAAGGTAAGTGAGTCTATTGATTGATGCAGACTTTATCGTATACAAAGCCTGTGCCGCAAACGAATCTGAAATCGACTGGGGAGACGATGTTATCGTCGTCACATCTAGATTCTCAGAAGCCTATGCCATGGTCGAACGCGAACTCTATAAGATCGCTAATAACCTTGGATGTTTTGATGACTCTATTTTGTTTTTTACTGATAGCGTCAACTTTCGTAAACGTATTGACCCAGCGTATAAAGGACATAGAAACCGAAAGAAACCGTGCGGCTACCGGAGGGTCATCAACAAACTCAAGGAGGAATACAACGTTGTTGTAATGCCTGAGTTAGAAGCAGATGATGCACTTGGCATCTACGCTACTAAAGAACAGGGGCACATCATTTGTTCTCCTGACAAAGACATGCGACAAATACCTGGAGACTTGTATGATTTATCTGATGGAGTTGTCACCATCACCCAAGAAGAGGGTGAGCATTGGCACTACGTTCAGACGTTGGCTGGTGACCAGACTGATGGATATAGCGGAGTTCCTGGATTCGGGATCAAACGAGCTGAAGCCTTCTTCGAAGAGAACGGCTATTCGTGGCAGTCGGTTGTCAAAGCCTTTGAATCCAAAGGACTTGATGAATCTCTTGCACTCCAAAATGCAAGACTCGCCAAGATTCTACAGCATACCGATTATGACTTCGATACCCAGTCCGTCAAACTATGGACCCCCGCCCCCGATAACTGAACTGACATTGGAGCAACAGTTTAAGCTCCGTCAAATTGAAGATGCCTTGAAGAATGAAGAGAGTCGTAAAGAAGATATCATTACTATCTTCATGGCACTTCAAAAACAAAACTTTGTCCTTAGCAATTCACTCACTAACCTATTAAAAAATTGGCCGAAACCAACTCAATTGGACCCAAGTACTATCGACGAGGTTCTATCCAAGTTTGGGATTTCATCCGAGACCAAGGACTAAACTTCCACCTGGGAAACGCAATTAAATATATCTGCCGAGCTGGTCACAAAGATGACCGCAAGAAAGACCTTCGTAAAGCCATCCACTATCTACAGAATGAACTCGAAAACGAAATCCTTAATGAGTCAAGCCAAAGAGTTTCGGCGTGGCTTTCAAGTGACGAACAATATTGGGACTCGTTCACGGGAGATGCAGAAGCGTTTGATCGTTGAAGAGTTCAAAGAATTTCTAGAGGCTGAACAGCAGTTGCTGTATGGCTTCACACGTAACGCTGAGGATTGCCTCAAAGAACTTGCAGACCTTGTATATGTCTGCTATCAATACGCTGCTAATCTTGGTTGGGACCTGGATGAAGCAATGGATCGTGTACACCAAAGCAACATGAGTAAGCTTGGTGAAGATGGTCAACCTATCCGTCGTGAAGATGGTAAGGTTCTCAAAGGTCCCAACTATCAACCACCAACCCTTACTGATCTCGTTTAATAATGTCCGCCACTACCAAAGAACTTATCGCCCGAACTGGGCGTGTACAGTCATGGATTGACGATCCCACTAGCCGCCTACCTGTCTCCTGCACTGTCTTCGTAGTGGAGGATTCGATGGAAGGACCAGATGGAATCGAAGCCTCATGGAAGTTTGTCAGCCACGCTCTCCGACATGGAGCAGGCGTTGCTGTGCATCTATCTAAGCTCCGTGCAAAAGGAGCTGAAAATGGCAAGGGTCTTGTGGCTTCTGGCCCAGTGTCCTTCGCAAAGATATACTCTACACTCAACGAAGTCTTGAGGCGTGGAGGTGTCTATAAGAATGGTGCCGTAGTGTGCCACCTTGATCTTTGTCACCCTGATGTACTTGAGTTCATTCAAGCATCACGTGCCGAACTTCCTTGGGTTAAGCGTTGTGTTAATATCAACGATTACTGGTGGGAAGAAGCAACCCCTAATGTTCGACAAGCACTACTGCAAGGTATTCGACAAGGTGACATCTGGCTCAACAAAACCAAAATTGATAAACACGGGAATCGAATCCGTGGGAACGTTTGCTTGGAGGTGTACTTGCCTTCACGGGGAACCTGTCTCCTGCAACATGTCAACCTCGGGGGATGTGAACTCAATGACATTCAAAGTGCATTTGTCCACGGAATGTCCGAGTTGTGCGCCCTCCATTCCAAAACAGGTGTCGGAGATAGCGGGGAGTACCTACCTCCAGAGACAGATCGCCAAGTCGGTTTGGGAATGCTCGGACTGGCAAACCTGCTCCGTCGTTCCGGGGTAACTTACAAAGAGTTTGGTGAAGCTCTCGAAGCTCTCAACAACAAATCCCCACACGGACACACAACCGCTTCTGTCTTGGCACATGAACTTCGTGCTGGTATTACAGCAGCTGCTCAGGTAGCACGGTTCGCCAACATGGATAGAGCCTTCGCTATTGCCCCTACAGCGTCCTGTAGCTATCGTTATAAGGACTTGGATGGGTATACCACCTGTCCTGAAATTGCCCCTCCCATAGCCCGTCAGGTGGACCGTGACAGCGGTACCTTTGGCGTCCAGAGCTTTGACTACGGTCCTGTTGAGATCGCGTCTGAGGTTGGCTGGGAAGACTATAATAAAGTGGTAGACGGTATCATGCGTATGCTTGATAGTACCGGACTTCTCCACGGTTACAGCTTCAATAGTTGGTCTGATGTGATCACCTATGACGAAGCGTTTATTGAAGATTGGCTGCGATCTCCGCAGACTAGTCTCTACTATTCGCTTCAGGTAATGGGTGACACACAAGACAAGACCAGCGCCTATGCCGCTCTGGACGAGTCAGAGGTGGACGATTACCTGGAGTCGATTCTTAATGATCCTGCTCCTGATTGTAATTGCGGCGAATGAACCCCTATCAAAAACTACACTCTCGTAAAAGAACCTGGACTCCTGTCCAAACAACTGCTGGTACTCTTGTAGAAGGTGCGGAAGAAGCTATCTACCGTGCCCTGGCTATCCGCCACATGGAATTGCCAGTAGGTGATTTTATCCATGATGCACTTAAAAATGAAGTACCGGAAATGGCAAGGGATCTCCTTCTGTCCAATATCAAGGACGAGGAGAATCACGACCTTGCACTTGGTTACATCGCCAATGCTATCGGCGTTGATGAAAAGGCTGAGGAAGAAGCCAAGCGTCTCCGCGACGCCTGGGTTGCTCATCCAGATCATACAATCCTCAAAGCGTTGGTTGCCGAGCGTGCGATTTTCTTTGTGCTCCTCCCGTTCTTCCGATTTAACGGTGATGCGGGACTACGTACCGTAAGCGCAGATATTAGTCGTGATGAACAAGTGCACGTTGCCACAAATAGTTTGGTTGCTCGTGAGCTTAACCTCGATTGGAGTCCTAGTCTGGATAAGCTACGCAAGGCTACTATCAACTGGGTGCTTCAACCTCTTGGTAACTCACCCAATAAATATCTAAACAAAAAATTTTGGCTGGATGCAAGCGACCGCCTGATGTATGAGGGTAAAGCTCCTGAGCTTGCCGACACCAAACGTGCTCGTATGCCAGCGTTTTTCGAACATGCAAACCCCAACCTCCCTCAATACGCTTGATCTGCTAGATGTTAAAGGCATGACTGCTACAGCCATGCTTGCTAAACTAGACGAAACCTTTCCACCCACCAACCCTACACCTGAAGATACAATGGAAAAAATCATGTACCGATCCGGTCAACGTAGTGTCGTTGAGTGGGTCATCAATTATATGGAGGAAAACTAATGGGATCACCGTTCTTTGGGTTTCAATACCAACAGAAACCAGAAGTTTCTTTTTTAAGCCCTGATTACGGAGCTATTCAAGCTGGCTTTAAAAGTGCAGCTGATCAACAAGCTAACCGCATGATGCGGAACCAGCTGGAGATGAAAGCTTCCCAACTTGGGGTTTCAAACCAAGATGCTTACAAACTTGTTGAAGGTCCGCTGACTAATACTTCAGCTCTTCAAGAAGCTTGGAATAAACTTCAAGCTCCCGCCCCTCAACCACCTGTAGTAAACCCGCCACCGCCAACCGACCCTGGACCTACTACTACTGTAAATCCTCCTGTTACTCAAAAACCTGAAGACGACGTTGCAAAGAAATTTTCTGATGCTATCGCTGGTTTGACTTCTGGATTGAATAGTCAACTTACTGACATTACTACTCAGTTTGCTAACTATCAAAGACAATCAGAAGAACAGATGGCTGCTCTTCGTCAAAGCATGTTGGAATCACAGGTTCGTTCGTTTGATCGTCCTGAAGTAGCAGGTGTTAAGTCTGCTTCTGGTAGTGCTGGTGATGCTATGCAGATTGCTCGCCGTGGAGTTAAAGGTGCATTTGGTCGTACTGGTTTGCGTATTAGTTCCCTTAACGTTTAATTAAATGTCAGCTAAAACTCGCTACGACGTTTTATCCAGTGACCGTTCTCAGTTCCTAAACGAAGCTGAACAGGCATCTAAACTGACGCTCCCTTATTTGATTCGTGGCCATGAGGAACACACTTATGGCATGAAGAACCTGCTCACCCCTTACCAAAGCGTTGGTGCGAAAGGTGTAGTTACTCTGGCATCTAAGTTGATGCTAGCTCTGCTACCCGTTCAAACCAGCTTCTTTAAATTACAGCTTGATGAAAGTCAACTGGGGCAAGAGATGGGTCCAGAGATTAAATCAGAACTTGATTTGTCTTTTGCAAAAGTAGAACGAATCATCCTTGAATCTATTGCAGCTACTGATGACCGGGTAGCGGTGCACCAAGCACTGCTGCATCTTGTTGTCGGTGGTAATGCTTTGGTTTACATGGGTCGTAAGGGACTTAAAGTTTATCCTTTGAATCGCTTCGTTGTCGATCGTGATGGAAACGGCAACGTGATTGAAATCGTCACTAAAGAACGAATCAACAAAGAACTCATCGAAGACAAACTGCCTGAGAATTATCTACAGGATCAGCATGTCAGTGATAACTACGGTGATCACGATGATGAATGTGATGTGTACACACATATCAAACGAGAGAACAATCGTTTTGTGTGGCACCAAGAAGTTTATGATTACAAACTAAAAGGATCAGAAGGTAAAGCTCCTATCGATACTAACCCTTGGATTCCACTCAGGTTTAACACCGTTGATGGTGAGAACTATGGACGTGGAAGGGTGGGTCAGTTCATCGGTGATCTGAAGTCACTTGAAGCACTGACACAAGCCCTGGTTGAAGGCAGCGCAGCCGCTGCTAAGGTAATCTTTGTGGTGAGCCCAAGCTCTACCACCAAGCCTGCTACGCTGGCTAACGCTGGTAACGGTGCTATCATCCAAGGTCGTCCCGATGACGTGGGTGTTATTCAAGTTGGTAAAACTGCTGACTTCCGTACTGCTTATGAGATGACTGCTGTTCTTGAACGTCGTCTGAGTGAAGCATTCCTCATTTTGAATGTTCGCCAGTCTGAACGTACTACAGCTGAAGAGGTTCGGATGACACAGATGGAATTGGAACAACAACTAGGTGGCTTGTTCTCCCTGTTGACTGTTGAGTTCCTTGTACCTTACCTTAATCGTAAGTTGAGTGATGCTCAAAAAGCTGGTGAGATTCCTCGCTTGCCTAAGAACATTGTGAAACCTACCATTGTTGCTGGAGTTAATGCGTTGGGTCGTGGTCAAGACCGTGATAGCCTAACTCAGTTCCTTACTGTGTTGGCAAATACTCTTGGTCCTGAAGCTATTGGTCAGTTCATTAATACTGATGAAGTGATTAAACGCTTTGCTGCTTCTCAAGGTATCGATGTCCTTAACCTTGTACGCTCTATGCAAGATGTACAGCAAGAACGTGCTGCTGCTATGGAACAGCAGATGATGCTACAACAACAGCAGATGGCAGTTGATGCAATGAAAGCACCAATGAATGATCCTTCTAAAAACCCTGAGTTGAATCCAGCTCTTGTACAACAACAACAACCACCTGAACAATAAACATGGCAGAAGTAATGTCAATGATTCCAGATGAATCACCAGTCGGAGAACTTAATGCTGATGAGCAAGAGTCCCTACAGATTGGTGAGGAGATGGAAAGCCAGCAGGAACAGCGCCTTGCTGGTAAATATAAAAACGCTGAAGAACTGGAAGCTGCTTACCTTGAACTTCAAAAGAAACTAGGTGAAAAGACTCCTGAAACTTCTACAGAAGAAGAACCTGAACAAGAGTCTTCTGATGGTTCCCTGTTGGATCAACTTTGGGAACAAGCTAAAGCAGACAAATACGATAATGAAACTCTGCAACAGCTGTCAAAAGCAGATCCTAACGAACTTGCTAAGATGTACTTGGAGTACCGCCAAAAAGCGGAGAGCAATACCCAAGCACAGATGACTGCACAAGATGCTACCAATTTGAAAAACGCTGTTGGTGGTGAGGAGAAGTACAATGAGATGATTGGTTGGGCTGCACAAAATATGTCTAGTCAAGAAATTGATTTGTATGATTCCGTGATGGAAAAAGGTGATTCTGCTGCTGCTTACTTTGCAGTTCAAGCACTTGCTTATCGTTATCAAGAGTCTAATGGTGTTGAAGGTAACCTTGTTCAAGGTAAATCACCCTCTACTAGCCCTGGCTTCCGTAGCCAAGCTGAACTTGTACAAGCAATGAGTGATCCTCGTTACGATAGTGATCCTGCTTATCGTCAGGATGTAACCCGTAAACTGGAACGCTCTAACATTCAATTCTAATGAACGACACAAACATCTGGGCTAAAGAGCCACCCCTTATTATGACTGATCATCCCTACGGTGTTCCCCACAATGAACGAGCTGAACAGCTCAATGGTCGCCTGGCTATGCTTGGCGTCATGGCTGCTTTGGGTGCTTACGCACTGACTGGACAAATTATCCCTGGTATCTGGTAATGCCTGCTAAGAAGATTAAAGAGTATGGTGGTAAAGAAGTGTACGCTTCTAAAGCTGCCATGAAGAAGCACGAATCTAAAGAGTCCAAAAAGATGGAAACTAAGGAGAAGCGCGGTGCCTCTAAAAAAAGGTAAGTCGGATAAAGCAGTCTCCTCTAACATTAGCAAGTTGAAGGGTGAAGGTTACCCTCAGAAACAAGCTGTTGCTATTGCACTCAGCCAAGCTGGTAAATCTAAAAAGAAAAAGTAATGGCTAAACCTGGACTCTATGCTAACATCCACGCTAAGCGGATGCGTATCAAGCAAGGCAGTGACGAAAAGATGAGGAAGCCCGGTACTGCCGGTGCTCCCACTGCTGCACAATTTAAAGCTGCAGCTAAAACTGCTAAGAAAAAGTAGTACAAATAGCCTTAGTTCTAGCGAGTAGCTCTAAGGCTTAGATGTAGTGGTCATATAAAAGTTCTTTGCTTTTTAATTATGATTCCTCTTTTAACTACTCTGTCAGTGATTTCATCTTGGTACGGTCCTGGCTTCCACGGAAACCTCACCGCCAATGGTGAACGATATAATCAAAACGGCCTTACTGCAGCGCACAAGACACTCCCCTTTGGAACTAAACTTAAAGTATGTTTCAAACGGTGTGCCGTTGTTCGGGTCAATGATCGTGGTCCTTATCTTCATGGTAGGAACTTAGATCTCAGTAAAGGTGCGGCTGATGCAATCGGTCTCACTAGCTCTGGAGTTGGAAGGGTTCAAGTAACTCGTCTTAACTAACTTCAATTCATGACTGCCACAATTGCAGCACCATCCAAATCTAATTGGAATACTTTCTGTGACTGGGTAACCAGCACTAATAACCGTCTTTATGTCGGCTGGTTTGGGACACTGATGATTCCGTGTCTTCTTGCAGCCACCATCTGCTTCATCGTTGCATTCGTTGCGGCTCCCCCTGTCGATATTGATGGCATCCGAGAGCCCGTAGCTGGGAGTTTACTTTATGGAAACAACATCATATCGGGAGCCGTCGTTCCGAGCAGCAACGCCATCGGACTTCACTTCTACCCAATTTGGGAAGCTAATTCACTTGATGAATGGCTCTACAACGGGGGACCTTTCCAACTCGTTGTCTTCCACTTCCTCATTGGCATCTATGCTTACATGGGACGAGAGTGGGAACTTAGCTATCGACTAGGGATGAGGCCCTGGATCTTTGTTGCATACTCTGCCCCGGTCGCTGCTGCGACTGCTGTCTTCTTGGTTTACCCATTTGGACAAGGTTCTTTTTCGGATGCTATGCCCCTGGGGATATCCGGCACCTTCAACTACATGCTCGTTTTCCAGGCTGAGCATAATATTCTTATGCATCCTTTCCACATGTTGGGTGTGGCCGGTGTTTTTGGTGGGTCTTTGTTCTCTGCTATGCACGGTAGTCTTGTCAC